TATGGACAGCTACAACGTACAATTCAGCTACAAGCAATGCTATGGTGTCATGGTCAGATCATCGAATAGCTGAAAGGTCAAAAGCAAGTACATCTTATTCAATGAGGTGCAGAACATTTATAGTAACAGGAACAACACTTTCATAAAATATGGCAACTTATATTTTCCCACAGTTCAAAGTAAGCATCATAGACCCATCAATAGAGATAGACATGAATAGCATCTCTGACAGGGCGGTGGATAAACTTCTTTCTGTAGATGTTATCCTGACAACAGATACAGCATCATTCGGAGTAAGGGCTGAAGATATGCCTTATACTAACACATGGGAGGATGGTGATGTTCAAGGTATGGTTGAAAATTGGTTGACACAATTTGAAGTATGACAGAAAAACCAGTACAAGGAGTAATTAGCACATCTGGTACAAAAGTGCTTACTGCACCGTCTAATTCTGGTGTCAAACTTCTTGTGTTTACTGTAAGGAACTCTGTTGCATATACCTTTACTTTAACTAAGTATAATAAGACAGCAAACTTAAGTACAGTTATATACTCTTTAAACTTATCTGCAGGTGATACTGTTATTGATGAGAGAACATATGTACTCAACCCCGGTGACTATATTCAGTTTACATCATCAGTTCCAGGTACTACATATGAATTAACTTACTTTTTATATGGAACTACTTGATAGTAATGGTAATATATTTGGTATACCGGGAGTTACAGTAATAGGTGCTAATGGTAAACCTAAAACACTAACAACAGGAGGACCACCGTCAGGCCCTGCAGGTGGAGATTTATCAGGTACTTATCCCAACCCCACTGTAGTATGGACTAATGGTTCTTCAACTTACGCATTACTCTTTTATCCTTTATCATCAAATCCTGCTGGGTATATAGATATAACTGCACTAGCTCCTTATTTAACTTCTGCAACTGCAGCTGCTACGTATGTGCCAATTGCAGGTGGGTCAATGACAGGTTATCTTACATTAAATGCTGACCCTACTACAGCTCTACACGCTGCCACAAAACAATATGTGGACAACTTAACAGGAGGCATTAACTTTCACGCTCCTTGTCATGTTGCTACCACAGGAAACCTATCAGCAACATATCTGAATGGTGTATCAGGAGTTGGAGCTACGTTAACTTCTACTATAAACGTAGCATTAGTAATAGATACTCATACATTATCAGTTGGAGATAGAGTACTAGTATGGCAGCAAACGGCAGGTCTTGAGAATGGTATTTACTCAGTAACAGATGCAGGATCAGTATCTACACCTTGGATATTAACTAGGGCTACAGATGCTGATAACTCTCCCGCAGGTGAACTAGCAAATGGTGACTTTACTTTTATACAAGTAGGAGCAACTTATGGTGGGTATGGTTTTATACTAAACACAACAGGTGTAATTACTGTTGGAACTACATCTATCAACTATGTTCAATTTAATGCTGCACAAGTTGTAGCGGCAGGATATGGGCTTCAGGAACTTACACCTAATGTTCTTTCTGTAGATACATCTTTGATAGCTACAGTAGCAAGTTTAGCATCATATCTTACAACAGCATCTGCCGCAGCTACTTATTACCCACTTACTAACCCTGCAGGATATATTGATATCTCAGCTCTTGCTGGGTATCTTACTGCAGCTACAGCAGCAGCTACTTATTATCCTTTAACAAACCCTTCAGGATACATTACATCTGCAGCATTAGCCCCATATCTGACTTCTGCTTTAGCAGCTTCTACTTATGTACCACTAACTAGAAACATTACTATTAATGGTACTACACAAGATTTATCTGCTGATAGAACATGGACTGTTACAGCAACAGACCCAGCAGGATGGACTACAATTGTAAAGAGTGCAAATCAGGATGTGACAAATAACTCTACTTTGCAGGATGACACAGAGCTTCAGTTCTCTGTTGTAGCTGCTGGAAACTATATGGTTGAATTGCTTATATCTACTTCAGGTAATGATAGTTCAGGAGATTATAAATTTGCATTTGCTGTAAGTGCAGGAACAATGAACGGAGCTGGTAGTGCAATATGTAGAAATGCAGCAAACACTCAAGCTAACACATCATTATCTGCATTAGCAGCAGCTGCAACAAACCAAATTCCTGTAGGTCAAAACGGGGGTGCTATACCAGCAAGTTCAGGAGTTGTGTGTGCATCAGCAAACTTTTCTTTTTACGCATCTGCAAATGCTACATTTAAAATGCAATTTGCAAACAACACAGCAGGAGCAGGGCGTATATCACGCACTTGGAAAGGATCAATAATGAGATATAAAAGAATAGATTAATCAACTTTTTTTTGTATATTAAGTATATATACGTATTTTTTATAATTAATGTACAATGAAAGCAACTCTTATTAAAGTCTATAGTTCTTTATTATTACCAGTAATTGTATTTTTTGCACCTATATATGTAATGGTGTTCTTGGTTGGGCTATCAACTATCGCTGATACTTGTTTTGGTATTTGGAAAGCTAAGTCACTAGGTGAAGTTTGTGATTCTAAAAAGTGCCGCAAGGGACTAGTACCAAAGATAAGATCATATGTTGGAATAGTACTACTACTTTTTGTTGCTGATTACTATATAGTAAATGAACTTACTAAGCTTTTTATTGATATTGATTTTGTATCTACAAAACTTGTATCTTTAGGGCTCATAGTTATTGAAGTTAAGTCTATGGATGAGTCATTTGAGAAAGTAAAAGGATATTCATTCATAGGTAAGCTTTACGATAACTTGAGAAATATCAAGAAAGTAAAAGATGACATGCAACCATGAAAATTAATTGGATAAATATAATTGTTGTTGCAATAACCTGGGCCCTTGGTATAGCTATTCTAGTAGTACTATTAAATTCTTGCTCTATAGAACATCATTTAGCCAAAGCTCAAAAACATATTGACACTGCTAAACGTAAAGGTGCAGTAATTAAACCTGACACAGTATGGCAGTATCACTACACAAAAGAAACAGTATACGATACTCTTACAAATACATATAAAGAGATTACTAAAATAGATAGTAGTTTTCAAACAATCAATAATGTAATAGCTCCTGGCATGTCACGTCAGGAGAGAATAGCACTAGAATCATATTACAAGCATCTAGAAAAGATGATGAAGTTACAGAATGATTCTTTATCCAAAGAGCTAAAAGCATTGATTAAAATCAACGGACAAAATAAAAAAACAGAAAGAGTAATAGTAAGACAAGAAAATAAACAGCCTTGGGCTTGGGTTATTCTTGCTGCAGTAATCTTAGTTATTATATTAGTCCTTAAAATAATATTCAGACTATGAGCTATGCTTTTCTAAAAGATGAGAAGTCTCCAAAGATCCTAGTTCAAGCAGTAAAGATGATTGGGACTAAAGAGATTGTAGGTGCTAAACATAATCCTGAGATCCTACGTTGGGCAGAAGTTGTAGGACTTAAGAATGTATATAAATCAGATGAGATTCCATGGTGCGGTTTGGCAATGGCATATGCTGCGCACATGGCAGGTGTTGACTATCCTAAAGAACCACTGTGGGCCCTAAACTGGGCAAAGTATGGAGAAGCTTCACCTGAACCTATGCTAGGAGACATCCTTACTTTTAAAAGAAATGGAGGAGGTCATGTGGGAATCTATGTAGGGGAAGATGATGATTGTTATCATGTACTTGGTGGTAATCAAGGTAATGCTATGAATGTTACCCGGATTCTTAAAACAAGAATGTATAGAGCCCGCAGAACAAAATGGAAAGTTGCTCAACCAGCTAATGTCAGAAAGATATGGTTAGACAACAGTGGTAAAATAAGTACAAACGAAGCTTAAGTATTATGATATTAAGAAATAATTGGAAAGTACAGAATAAACAATGGGATAAGTTTAATATAAGACTTAGACTTGGTAAAGTTGATATATTTCATTTTGAAGCAGATATCTCTAGAAGATTTATTATGCTAACTATAATGAACTTCATGTTTAAAAATAGATAATTATGAAAAATTTTAAAGGAATGCAGAAATATGCAGCAGGTGGTGCAACAATTGATACTACTCAATTTATGCCTTCTATGACTGCAGAAACATCTATGCTTGATTTCGATAAGAAAAAAAAGAAACGCCCTAAACCACCTAAAGGAAAGAGTGAACCACCTCCAAGAAGAAATGCTAATCGTGGTACATGTACCTATAAAGGATGCTAATAGTATATACTCAACTAAGTAACCCTATAGAGTTTCTATAGGGTTTTTTTGTTTTTTAAATATTCAAAGTTTAAACTTTTATTATATATTTGTTGTAAACTTAAAATATAGAAGTATGCAAAACCAACAACAAGACATGGAGTTGACCCCAGAAGAACTAGAAGCAAGAAAAGAGGAAATGCTTCAGTTTTACACAGAGTCACTTCCTTATCTAGAAGCTCAGTTTAAGTATGAAGATATGCTAATGAAACTAGATGAGGTAAGATTCAAACGAGCTAACATTCAAATTCAACATGCTATGATGATACAGCAAATGAATGATGCAGCAAAAGGTGGTGATTTTGATATTGAAGAAGATCAGGATGAAACAACTTATCCTAACCCACCATCAGAAAAAGAAAGGAAACTTAAGAAATCATAATTATGGCACTAGTTACTCAGGTTGAAAAACGTGTAAAGATGAGTAAGTGGGACGCTGTAAAATTTCAGATACTAACTCATTGCTATATTAACCGTATAGCAATGAGTGAATCTGATCTTAATTGTTTAACCTTACTTAGTTTTAACCAGCCAATTGGGTTAAATGACTTTTGTTATGACGCTTCTTCTGAGGAATCTTGGATTTTTAAAACACCGCAGACAGTAAGAAACTGTATAAATAAAGCTGAGAAAAATAAGTTAGTAATAAAGAATAAGAAACTTATTAATCTCAACCCGGAATTAAAAGTACAAACTGAAGGTACATTATTGCTTGATTATAAATTCTTAGGATATGAAACCGAAGAGACCCAAGGAAATAATTAAACAAGTATCTGAAGAACTTGATTTACCCCAGGGATTAGTTGATGATATCATTACCTTTTATTATAAATCAATAAGAAAGAAACTTACAGACTTAGAAGATCTAAAATATAAGTTACCAGGACTTGGTGATTTTTCAGTTAGAAAAGCAGGTGTTACAAAACTGACTAATAAGTTTGAAAGAATGAAGAATGGTTTAGGTAGTGAAACATTTATTGACTATCATAATATAAAGTTAGTAGATGCCCGTTTAGAAAAACTCTATGCAATAGGTAAAAAGATTAATAGTTACATAGAGAAGAAAAATCAATTTAAAGAAGAAAAATATGGGAAGTAGTCTAAAAGATATTTGGAAAAACAGAAAGCAAATACTTGAGGGTATTACAAATGCTGTTATCCGTGATGAGTATATAGAGGATGTATCTAAGTTAAGAATGGAATTATGTAATGTCTGTCCAGATAATGGTGATGAATGTGTTATGCCAGGAACATCACCATGTTGTAATTTATGTGGGTGTTCACTTTCATTTAAGACTAGAGCATTATCTTCTGAATGCCCAGCCGGTAAGTGGAAAGCTTTGATGTCTGAAAAACAAGAAGATAAACTAGATAATCTTAACTAATATGTATATAGATGTAAACTCAGTTCCTGAAGACTTTAATCCACAGGATTTTATAGAAAAGTGGAAACAACAAGGATACACACCTGTAGTATCTGATCCAAATGGAGTTCTTATTGGTGATAACATACATGTTCAAGGTAATGGACTTTGGACTCAACTTAATGCAACATCACATACTCAGTACCCATTTAAAGATCCATTAGAAACAAGGATTGAAGAAATGGAAAAAAATATGGAAATTGTTAGATTAGAAAATAAATTACTAAGATTAAAAATGCTTTCTATGGAAGGTAAGTTTACTCAAGAAGAAGTAACTAATATTAGAAAGATGCTGATGTCAGAAGATGAAGCATCTAAAACATTAGCTAGTACAATTATAGAAAATGCTTGATTATGAGTATAGTGTTTAACGCATCTGATCACAGTTACAAAAGTATTGATGATGCAAGTATTGATTGGATAAGTGTAACAACTTTAGTATCTACTTTCAAAGAACCCTTTGATCCTAAAACTACTGCAGAAAGAGTTACTAAATCTAAAAGATCAAAGTGGTATGGTATACCGCCTGAAAAAATTATTGAACTTTGGAATGCAGAAGCAGACAGAGCAGTAACTCTTGGTACATTCTATCATAACCAAAGAGAATCTGATATATGTTCATTCTCTTCTATAGAGAAAGAAGGAGTACCTATTCCTGTATATAAACCAATTGTAGAAGAAACAATAAAGAAAGCACCGGTGCAGAAACTTACAGACGGTGTCTATCCTGAACATATGGTGTATCTTAAATCTTCTGGTATTTGTGGACAATCTGATTTGGTTGAGATTGTAAATAGTAAAGTTCACATCATTGATTATAAGACTAACAAAGAGATCAAGATGGAATCATTTAAAGATTGGGAGGGTAATTCTAAAAAAATGCTACACCCAATCTCACATTTAGATGATTGCAACTATAATCATTATTCTCTACAGCTTAGTATTTATATGTATATTATATTAAAGCATAATCCTAAATTACAAGCTGGAGATATATTTATACATCATGTAATATTTGAAGAAGAAGGTAAAGATCAGTATGGTTATCCTATTACTAAATACTCACTTGAAGGTGACCCAATTGTAAAGGAAGTTATTCCACTAAAGGTACCATATCTTAAAGATGAAGTAATAAGCATTATTAACTGGTTATATGATAACCGAGATAAAATTAAAAAGAAATGATAGCAAGAATATTTGATGTTCAAAACGGAGTTATAGTACCTACTGAACATTGCTATACACTTAAGTCTTTAAAAGATATAATGGATAACTACCCAGATGAGTACTTAAAAATATATCAGTACTTATTCTACATGACATGCCCTAACCCGGACATGAATCCATTTTTTAATGTACCACAAACGGATAAAGAAGAAATTATACTTAAAGAAGTAAATGCTGAGTTCTCTCCTGAAGATGATGATATATATACTGCGTTTAAGTTTTGTGAAAAACTGTATGAAACTCCTACTTCACGTGCATATGAAGGTATGCAAAAAGCATTAGATAGAATCTCAAGATATTTAGCAACTGCACAAATTACAGATGGTAAAGATGGTAACATAGCTCAGATTAGAGCACTTGCCAAAGACTTTGACGGTATTAGACAATCCTTTAAAGGTGTGTACAAAGATCTACAGGAAGAACAACAAAGCAAAGTTAGAGGTGGTATTGGTATGGCATATGATCAATAATGGATTACTGGACTGATATACCTACTTGGGATAATGGTACTTGGACTACTACATCCTTTGATTCTAGAGAAGACTTTAGAACATTTGTGCTTTCTATATTTAAAGAACCCGGACAGTATAAGTTTAATAAAGATTCAAGTTTAGTATTTAATGAGCAAGCACAACTCTTTAAAAGAGATAAGGTTTACTGCACAGCCCCATTTAAATCTAAAGACTTTATTACTTATTGGGATGATCAAAAAGCAAAGTGCAGAAAAGGGATAATAGTTAAATCTAACAAAGATATATGGTATCTTACCCGAGATTACTATATGTGGTTAAACTTCCTGCCAATCTTTAACAAAGAGATTCAAGCTTTTGGATTTGCTGATATACGTGATGCTCAGTATCACATGGCTTTATACGAGCAACTAGCTGAGTTACATTATAAGCATTCTGCTATACTTAAGAAACGTCAGATTGCATCATCATATTATCACGCTGCTAAACTGATCAACCAGCAATGGTTTGAAGCCGGTGTCACTCTTAAGATGGGCGCATCACTTAAGGATTACATTAATGAGAAGGGTACGTGGAAATTCTTAAATGAATATGCAGC